GACATTGCCTCCATTCCTGCAGGAAGAGCTCGAAACTGCATCACGTCCTCAAGGGTTTCGCTCAGTTCTTGTTGAGTGGCATTCAAGGGATCAGTTTGGTCAGGAGAGTCTGCCCAGGTCGCCTTCACATAACGGTAGGCGACGTTTCGAATCTGGTCTCCTGTAGGGCTGTCGACTAACTGAACTGAAAGAGCATCGAGATCATTTATAAATTCAGTTTCAGGTTCTTCTCCAAACCGTAGCGGCATGGGCAAAGTAACAGGTTCAAGATTCGGATTCTGTGGCATGCTATATTATCTCCTATGTAAGCATAAAAGATATTATCACACCAGATGAAAATGTTTAAGCTACTTTATGTCACTTTCCCAAAAAGATCGCTTAGTCCAAAGGGATCTATAAAGATCAACGATCATCTTAGACGCGATGTTCTTAATGATCTTTTCATTTTCTTTTCCCTTGAGTTCTTTTTGAATAAAGTCTGTTACTTTCTTTTCAAGGTTTTGACGTAAAAAATCTCTAATTTCTCGACGAGCAACGGCTTCGATTCGACGTATGTCAGTATCTGTAAGGGCTTCAACGATAAGATCTGCCGTTTTTTCTCTAGCTTCTTGAACCATTGGATTGTCTGGCTCAGCTGGGGTCTCATAAGTAACGTGAACATGCCCGGAAGATTGCTTCATTCCCTTTTTAACATTGTGAAGATACACGTCAACCCCTTCGAACTCCTTAGAGTTTCTAACCATATTCTCGACGGCAGCTCTATTAGAATCTGAATCCTCATAAAAGTGCATTGTTGATGGATTGAATTGTCTAGCATATCCTCTAAATTTCTGTGCCTTGGCTGATCCTAGCGGGCTGTCAACTCCGTGCACAACTTGCAATCTTACACCTAGCTTAGCCAAGAAATCCTTGATGGGCTTTTGGGCCTCAGAACCTCGAGCAGTTAAAATTGCCGCGGAGGTTACTCCGCATCTTACTACGCTTTTAAGAATCTCAAAAATCTCAGTTGTCTTTGTAGCATCTGGAACATCATCAAATTCTGAATAGTCGAACGCTTCGTTGGCGGCGAGGCTTGATTCGCCGCTGCCAAATTGAACTGCGTATTGATCTGGAGTGTAAGAGCGTAATCTTTCTTTTGTTTCGATGTCGATGACATGAATAAGAGAATCTGTAATGGCAATTGTCTCATCAAAGTCAAAAACTGCGAAAACGTCACAGTCTCCTGCAGAGGCATCCGGAAACACCTCATTGATATTTTTTTTAATTTTAAGTTTTGTCTTCATGAATTCCCAATCTTTTAGCTGTGTCAACTATATCAGAATGCCTTTGAATAAAATCATTTATTTGATGGTTTGAACCTTTTGCAGGCAAGTATGATTTATTCTTAGCTAAAACCTGATTTCTATCTTTGTTGTTTACCCACTTTTTCATGTCTTCTAATAAATCTATAATATCTGATCTTAGACCTTTGACTCTGACATTGTCGTAAAAGTCTGGATCTGACTTTACTTTCTTGTCTATCTTTTCTCTGATATCTGTTAGATACGGAAGCTTGTACATGAAATTCCTTTCGAAACTAAATATGCACTAACTTCCAAACTTTAATATAACGGATTGAACCTCTGGGCCTCTCTCTACTACATGGACATTCTCCACATTTTGAAGCTCTTTGTTGTAAGATTTAGCTGGAGAGATTACAGGTATGCCATGTTTAGCATACTCTCTCGCATGTTTTGGCGAGTCATCTATTGCGCAAACGATTGAATCGTGGTCATAATATTTAGATTTTGCTGCCCAGATCATCTTTTCTGGAGAAAATGAAACCTTGTGAAACTTGAGACCTGAGTTTGCCAGCCATGTGTAAGAGTCGTACTTGCAAGTTTGATTCCCGTCAGGCCTGGCAGTAAGAACATGAATCCAGTACCCTTGATCATGTAGATTATTTATTGCGTCAATCATGTCTTTTATGGGTGCAAGGGTTCTTAATCCTCGTGACTCAATAAAGTCTTGGAATACTAGTTCGGGATTATACTTGTCTCTTGGTATTCCCTCTGTAAAGTAGTACTCTTTGGCATTCACATCGACGTTAATTCCCTCAAGAGAGTTTAAATAGTCAGCATAGCCTTCTCTAAAGCTAGCAATAACATCATCGACGTCAACTAAAATTACCGGTTGGCCTTCCCATTTCTGGTCGTTGTCATACTTTATATCTAAGTAAGCAGCTTTGTCATTAAACGCCTCTAGGAACTCTTCTGGGGTGAAGCCCCATAGATTCATAATAGCAAGTAGATATCGAAAACAGTCGATTCCTTCAAATAGAATCGAGTTCTTCACGATATCTTTGCGCTCATTTGCGTGATGCTTAAAGTTAATTTCTCGGACAAGAGAAGAGACTTCGTTGTGAAGCGCTAAAGAAAACTCTTGCGTCAGTCTTTCCTTCTCTTCGAGGGAAAGATTTTCTTGATCTATAAACTTAGAAGAGAAATTAGCCTGCGTGCTGAACAGATGCTCGAGTAACTCAGTACTCTCCTTTGACCCTGTCCAGATTCCTTCTATTCTTTTTGCAAAATGCGTCAAAAAATTCTTGTGGCTCATAACCCATTAAGATCAACGCTTCAAGCTTGTAAGTGAAGTCGTCGATCATCTCCTCGAGAAATGCATCTCGATTAAATTCTTTATTTTCGGTGTGCTTGTGAGGCTTCCAGTTCTTGAGATGCAAAAGTGCTTCAAAAGCTTCTTCTGTCCCTCGATGAATAATATCCCTAATAAACTGCTGTGCTTTTTTATCAGACGGATCTACAGGCCACTCAGGAAGTGGCTCTTTGTGCTTGGACAAATTTTCCATAAATCTCTCTTGAAGAAAGAAAATAGCATCTAATCTATCAGAAGACATCTTTAATCCAGCGTTTCAGTCTCAAGCTTTAGTGTCTCAGCTTCTTCGACTAGTCTCTCATCATTTTCAGATTGACGACGGACGAATTCCTCTGAGAGCGTCACACAAGACTCCCCTCTCTGGACATTCAGCTCAATCTGACGTAGATGATCAACGATATCTGTCCCAGTCAGCAACGCACGCTGCAAAGAACGCGCAACTTCACCGATCACTTCGTCGTGTAACTTATAGGTTTTCTTAGCCATTTATATGTACCTCCCTGGTATTCATAAATTATTATATTGAATCTTGGGAAAATGTTTATACACAAATACAATTTCGGGGACTGCAAGGAGTCCCCGAAAAAGCAATATTGATAATTGATCTAAATATTATCCGCAGTGATGTGTTACACCAACGAATGCTCGACGATATGTCTGGCCTGCATGAATGATTTCTTCGCACTGATAATCAGTTCTTTTATAGTTCTCGAATCATGACTTCTAGGCGAGACAACCCTTTTTTAATCGTATTCATGTCAGGGCCGTATGAAAATCTTAAATAATTTTTAAATCTTGATCCCGCGTTCTTCATCCTCTTTCCTGGATTAACATCAAAGAACTCGCCCGGAACTGCAATTACTTTTCTTTCAAGACATGCTTTGAAGAAGTCCATTCCAGTATTTAATCCATCAGGAAGTGCTGACACGTTTCCCCACAGATAGAACGATCCTCCAGGCTCACAGTCAAAGGTTACTCCGATCTTTCGAAGACCATCCATCATCACTTGACGTTTTTGCCTAAACTCTCTTTGAATAGATTCTGTCTCTTGTGTTACAGATTCTGGACTGAGTAGGGGCACTGCGGCTCTCTGGATAGGTCTTGGTGCTCCTCCATCCAAAAAACTTCCGGCGCTATTAATAGATTTAATTACATCCTTTGGTCCGATCACCCATCCTATTCTCCATCCGGGATATCTTTGATTTTTACCAAGCCCGTTGACGATTAAAACGCTGTCTTTGTTAACATCGTTGATATAGGTGCTGCAACTTAAAGTCTCTCCGGAAGGAACACCCTCCCAGATGTAAGAGCTGTAAAACTCATCCATGATAAGAGAGCAGCCAGTATCTCTTCCTACTTTAACCCAAGATCTTAAATGGCGACCTGAGATTATTTTTCCAGTGGGGTTGCATGGGTTAGATACAAGAATTGCCCCTAGACCTCGACCTTGAATCTCTTTCTCTAAATCATGCGCCGAAAACACGTATCCATTGTCTGGATCTAGCATAATCGGGATAGTATTAAACCCCTTGAAGGTAGAAAGGAGTTCTTCATACGCTGTGTAGTCTGGGAGGAAATGCCCAAGATTAATATTGTCTAGAGCTGCAACTGTTCTTGTAAGAATAGTTCGACCTCCGCCGGCGACGGAAACATTCTCTGCAGTATATTTAGACTTCTTATTTTTCCTGTAAAGATCATTGTATAAATTAGCGATAGCTTCTCGTAACTCAAGAAGTCCGGCGACGGGGGCATACTCATGATCACCTTCGTCGATATGAATACTAGAAATTCGCTCAAGACCACCGGACAAGTGCCCAGTCTCAGGTTGCCCCTGGCCAAAATTACACCAATCAGGATGACCTCGATAGAAACCCAGCTTCATTGCTTCAGCTGTGGTGAAGATAACTCCGGTTTTTGGAACTTGACGAAAAACTGTATTGCTCATAGATGAACTCCTTTAAGGGTACATCTATTAACTATTCGATTTCAATTCCTACGTCAACAGAAATTTTCATTTGAGGTGTTCCAACGTGATCGACCAAGCCGATCTCAAGGCATTCATCAGCTTCGAGAAACCAGTCTGCTCTCCCGCGCTTATGAATCTCTTTGAGGAAATAATCTGGCCTCTTTCCGCAGCTGGAGGACATGAGGCGCATAATCTTATTATTTAGACGATCTGATTCGTTTGCATCTGCTTTAAGTTCTTCGACTTTTTGTCGACTGCTCATAGAACTGACGTCGTGGATCATAATCGTAGCATTTGGCGTAGCGTACCGATATCCTTTTGTCCCGCAAGAAAGAAGGACAGCACCGCAAGACATAGCTTTTCCTTCTGCGATGGTCATGATAGGCAATGTTGCGCTATCGATTGTATCAATCATACTGAGAAGAGAATAAACAGCCCCGCCATACGACGCAATTACCACAGGTATGATCGGTTGACCTGTATTATGCGCAGCATTTATCTCTGCGCGGAACTTTCGAGCAGCATCTTCATCAAACTTATTTACTGTGATAATAATTGGATTATACCTCAGTTTGATCTCACTAATTCTTTTGTCTATTTCGATTGTCTTACGCATAATAGTTCTCCCCCCTTATAACTATCCGCACTTGCCAATTCCGCAAGATTTACATGTCACACACCCCTCTTGATAAACAAGAGAATCTTCGGCTCCGCAGCTATCACATACCCTGCGGCCCGCGGCTGTACCATTTTCAATATAATTTTTAAGAACTCGCGCGATCACACGTGAGAAAGAAGAGAAATCAGTATCACGATCTTTGTGCAATTGTTCGACCATAAAAGAAACCGGGGCGCCGTGGCGCAAAGCAAGAGAGATAGTTCGAGTAAAAGCTGAATAGTTGGGATTATCGAAGACCTCAACAACATCTTTTATGCAAAACTCATCTGTCTTGTGGCCGAATCTTAGATCATAGATAGAATTCCGCGTCTTTCTTTTTCTCTTTGTCAAACTTCCGGCTTTATAATACCTTGGAATCTCAATCTTATTTGCTAGACCGCCGAACACTTCATATGGTTTTCCGTCCATTAGCCCGATCAAGATCGTCCACTTTTCACCCTTGATAGAGGCGTGATGGATATCACAGCTTAGCACATCTTCTCTTGTAGGCGCCGGAGTCTCCATAAATCTAACATCTTCTTTTCTGTTGCTGTCTGTAGAAACAAGAACACCTGCTCGGCAGCCGTCACGGTACACGGTTACTCCTTTAAGGTTCTGCTTCCATCCGCGCCAATATACCTTCTTAACGTCATCTACTGTTGCATCGTTGGGTAGATTAATAGTCTTGCTAATTGCATGGCATACCCACCGCTGGGCTGCTGCCTGCAAATCTACAGCTGACTCCCACACAATTTCATTTGCCGTGGCATTATTGTATGGGCTTTTCTCGATCTCTGTTTCGCCCGTTTCATCCATCCACATCTTAAATCCGTGATGATACACGTCGAACTCTTGCCATTGATCGCCTAGATCATCAACAAAGTCAGGCTTTGCGTCTGGGTCGTTTAAATTGATCTTTTTGCGCCGAGTATATTTTAACATAAAAGCAGGCTCGATCCCGGACGTAGTCTGTGTTAACGTAGAGACACTTCCGCATGGTGCGGTTGTGGTTAATGCAATATTCCTTCGACCATGATCTCTGTGTAAATCTCGTAACTCTGGAGAGACTTCAAATAGCCGTTCGATAAACGGGTGGCCCACTTCCTTGTCAAAGTCGTAGGCAGGAAAAGAACCACGCTCAGTCGCCATCTGGCACGAAGATTCGAAAGCTCCGATTGCCATCGTTCTATAAATGTCTTCAGTTGCAAAAATAGACTTCTTTGATCCGTATGTATGACCGAGCATGGCAAGTGTATCCCCGATTCCGGTGACGCCTAATCCCGTTCTTCGCCCTTTAAGGGCAATAGCTTTGACCTTTTCCCAAAGCTCCAGCTCTATTCTTTTGACAGATACGTCTTCTGGGTCTGACTTTATCTTTGAGATTATCTTTTCCACGCACTCGATTTCAAGATCCACGAGGTCATCCATTAGACGCTGGGCTTGAGATGTCACACTTTTAAATAATTCAAAATCAAATTCAGAATTTTTCTGGAATGGATTCTTTACAAAAGATGTAGTATTTAAAAGAAGAAGTCGACAACTATCATAAGCAGACAGAGTTATCTCACTGCAAGGATTTGTACTAATCGTATCGAAACCTTCATCTTTATAGATTTGAGCAGGTGTGTACTTAAGAACATTGTCCCAAAACAAAAGCCCGGGCTCCGCTGACCCGTGCGCTGACTCGATTATCTGGTCCCATATTTCTTTTGCAGAAGCATGTGCTGTATACATGCGATCTTCTTTTGGAGAATCTACGGGAAATCTCATTTCATAGTTCTCGTCATTTTCCACAGCATTCATAAACTCATCAGAGAGCCGAATGGAAATATTTGCCCCGGTTACTTTAGACAAATCACGCTTAATTTTAATAAACGTCTCAATATCTGGATGGTGGACCGATATTGTAAGCATCAGTGCCCCGCGGCGACCACCCTGCGCTACCTCTCGGCAAGAATTAGAAAATCTCTCCATGAAGACACCAATACCATCGGTAGTTTTAGCAGCATTGGATGTATTCATCCCCTTCGGGCGAATAGTAGAAATATCAAATCCGACACCGCCGCGGCGTTTCATAATCTGGACTTGCTCTTGATCAGCCTTGAGAATCCCACCATAAGAATCTGTTGGAGAATCAACTACAAAACAGTTTGATAATGACTGGACTTGGTGAGGATTTCCGATACCAGACATGGGGGAACCTTGTGGGACAACATACTTAAAATCCGCCAAAAGATCATAAATTGTCTCTTCAGACATAGGATTGGGATATTTTTCCTCAATCCTAGCAAACTCTTTTGCTAGACGGCGATGCATTTGATCCGGAGATGCCTCTAAGAAATTGCCTTGCTTGTCTTGAAGTGCATACTTAGTCGCGAATACGGAGGCGGCTAACTCGTCCCCTTTGAAATATTCAACGGATCTTTCAAAAACTTCATTATATGTTTTCATTTTATCCTTTTTTCTTATCATGTCTAAGAGATTCTATTACTTTTCTTCTTTAATGTTTTCTCTTTTGCTGACTTGCTTCCACTTTTGTTGCAAAACTTTCTTTATATCGTTTTCATTTTTGTCTTGCGCCTGTGCCAGAGTCATCTCTTCTGTGTTTTCAACTACAGAGAATATTGACATCGCAGTATTAAGCTTTACTGGAAATACAATTCCATCTCGACCTGCTCTATTTTTGGCAACAAAAAGTCTCCCCATTCCGGATGCTTTCTCAACTGGCTTTCTGGAAATAGAAATAACAACATCAGCAACTTGAGCTTTTCCGTATGACTCAGCCATGCTTTCAAGGCCGACAATATCTGAGGTTGCACTTTCGCGATTGCTTTGAGAGGCAGTCCAAATTGGTAAGTTTTTTTCCATTGCTAGATTTCGAAGATCTTCGTATACCTTCTTGAGTTCGTGTCGCATAGATTCATATTGTCGAGAAGATCTCATGATATCTGCATAGTCAATAACGAGCAAATCAGGAACAAACCCTTTAAGAGATAGTTTTTCAATATGGGAACGCAGGGTTTGAACTGTTGCTGTTCCTGTAGGATATTCCTTGATCATAAGTCGACCAAGATTTTCCATACCCTCATATGCTTCTTTTACTTCATCGCTTCTTTCTGGTACTTCATTAGAGGGAATCATACAAATGTTAGAATCATAACGAAGACCTGTTGAGTTCTCGGTAAGCTCAAACGTGTAATGAACGACATTCTTGCCTTTCTTTACTGCAGCAGCGCCAAGATTTACGAGCATATGAGATTTTCCTACCCCGGTTGGTGCTGTAATAACCCCAATCTCTCCTCGGCCCAAACCACCGTTTAAGACACCTTTTTGATCGAGAACATCGATCCCAGTTGCAACCGGGTGGCGGCTAATTCTTGTAAAACGTGCGTCCATATCTTCAAAGAGGTCATGTCCTATTGACGGGGTTGTACCTACAGATAGTGCGTGACGCATGAGATCCATGACTGAGTCGAACTTGTCTGTTTGAATTAAATCTACTGCTTGTTCTAGGGCTCCCTTGAACGCCTGTTTTCGACAGAAATCTAGAGCTTTGTCCTTAACATATTCAAGATCGCCCATGTCTGGATTGTGGCGTATTCTCTGGAGATAATCGATAATCTGGTCTCGAAGAACAGTATCATTACCTGTCTTAAGATCATCTCGAATAATAGAGACTAAAAGTGGGAGCGTAGGAAAATCTTTATATTTTCCGTGGTACTTAAAGTATCGATCAGCTAAAAATTTAAGATATTTCAAATCAAAGAAGTCAATATCAATAACTTCTGACATCTGCTCAGCCCACAGGCGATCTGTTAACAAACTCTGGACTATCTTCTCTTGGAAGGACTTACCGTAACTTCCAAAAGAGGCGGACGATTCATCGTAAGACACGTATCTTACCCCTTATTCTTCTATGTAGATCATACTTAACATGAGAGCTTCAACATCTAAGCTTTGAACGCCGATCTTGATCAACCCTCTCATCAAACTAATCTTATTTCTCCGGACCTCAAATGTATCTATTATATGATTAATTTGAGACATCTGGTTTGCAGCAAGATTTTTCGTGTTCAAGTATATTAATCGCCAATTTCTCTTCACGATATCAAAGTTATCTGCCACTTCTCGATACAGCTTGATCTTTTCATCGTATTTCTCAGAAGCTGTCTTGAGGATTTCATTTAAATTGCACTCTTTTTCACTTGCAAGATCTGGAAATCTCTTTGATACGCTTTTAAATCCTGCCCCCTTGATTCCTTTGATGTTGTCAGAACTATCTCCAACTAGACACTTGGCGAGACAGTAATTAGATGCAGTCACACCTGTCAAGCCTAGGACGTCTTCAGCAGAAACTATCTCTTTTTTTCCAAGGCGATATATCTGGGTATTCTGATTCAAAAGCTGGTAATAATCTTGATCAGACGAAATAATCATCTTTTGCTTATCTTTTAATGTGTACTGGCACAGATAGCCGATTACGTCATCGCACTCACAGTCGCTCACATATACTTGACATATGGGTAGATGTTTAAGAAGAGAAATCAACGTTGCAATCTGGAAATTCTTATTTTTTTCACTATCAGGAATGTCATCTTCGTAAAAACGATTCATCCTTTTGGGCTTTTTGCCTCTTTTGTACTCTGAGTAGATTGATCGCCGGCGGGATGAACCTCCGCCTTCCCAAACAGCAACTATCTGCCCGGGGGAAAACTTATTACACACGCCTCTAAGCGTTTTGAGAAATCCTACAACTCCTCCAACATGGAAGCCTTGTGCTGACATTTTTG